GGCTCTTGTTAAGGTTTTCAAGCCTGTCAAGAACGGATTCAAGCTTCAGCCTAAGGAGGGTACTAAGGATTACGCTAAAAAAATAAAAAAGATGTAATAAGTAATAATGACTCTTGCTTTATGGGATGAATCCGTACGAATGGCGAAGATTAAAGCGGGAACAAATCCCAAGTCATTCGTACGACTTCAGGGTAAAATTTTAAAAGAAGCTCAATCTATTTATCATATACTTTTGCTCAATCAGCGTCATCGCCGAGCATAATTTGAAAACCTTTCAGACGTTGAATGTCTGACACCATAAGCTGATACAACTTCCAAGTACAACCAAACTTCTTATTCATGAAGTACACACTATTAAGTTCTACAATAGATGAACCTGTAGTTCGTGAATGAAGACCATCCTCAGCTTCGCATCGTATGTCCTTCTTTTCTTGATCGTAAAGTAGGGGCTTGATTATACCATCGTAGTCTGTATCAACCTTGACACGAAATTTAGGCTCCCGACCAGGGGTTTCCTTAATATTGGAGTTGAAAAGTGGTACAAGCTCATCGTATGTCATTTTCTTACCAAAAATTTCTTGACTTTGTTCAGCAACGTTTCTGATGATTTTCTCTTCAATTTGTCGAAGAACATCGTAACACCGTTTGATAACACTCTCGTGTTCATCAAACCCCCTCATAGAGAAGTCGATATTCCATTTTTTTTTACCTATTTCAGGTGTGAAACCAGAAATGCCGAAGGGCATATACATTTTAGGGATCTGAAATCTAATAGGCTCACCCTTTTGTGTTGACAATGCAATTTTCCGATTATTGTAGTCCGTGATCTTAATATCATCTAATACTTTGTCAAACTTGATCACCATTATATGTTATCACTAAGCGTAAAACTTTAAGCGGAACAAGCCTCGCATGAAGGTTCGGGTTCAAGACTGAATTGGATAGGTCGAGCCTTTGCTTTACTTCGCAAGTAGTACATACCTGTCTTGAGTCCAGACTTCCACGCATACATGTGCATAGAGGATATTTTTCCAATTGTAGGTGACTCTAAAAACAAATTCATAGATTGTGATTGACAGATAAAACGACCCCTGTCCGCTGCCATGTCGATAATACATTTTTGGCTAATTTCCCAAACAGTCTTGTAAAGATTTTTAATATTATCTGGTATCTCTACTATGTTTTGCACACTCCCTCCGGCTTTGACCATTAAGTCTTTCATCTCTTTTGACCAAAGACCTAACTTCTTCAAATCTTCAACAAGATGTTTGTTAACCACAACAAATTCACCAGCTAATGTGCGACGAAGATATATGTTTGTAGTGTATGGTTCAAAACACTCATTATTACCGAGGATCTGAGCCGTCGAAGCAGTGGGCATTGGTGCTACGAGAAGACTGTTTCTCAGACCCTTCGTCATTACACGCTTTCTCATTGCATCCCAATCGTAACGACCACTGTATTTAGCTTCACCTTCCCATAGATCTGGTTGAAGAAGACCTTGTGAAGCGGGTGAACCCTCGAAACTCTCATAAGGCCCATTAATTTCAGCAAGTTCTGAACTTGCTTCTAAAGCTGCATGATAAATAGTCTCGAAAATATGAGCATTCATAGTCCTTGAATCTTCGCAATCGAAGGGAAGACCACACAAGTTGAATACATCTGCCAATCCTTGAACACCTAGACCAATTGGTCTATGTTTCATATTAGAATATTTAGCAGTCTCGACTGGGTAGTAGTTACGGTCAATTACACGATTTAAATTTTTAGTTACGATTTTTGTAATTTCGTGGAGCTTTGAATAATCAAATGTCTTTAATTCTCGATCAACAAACTTTGGTAGAGCGATAGACCCTAGATTACATACAGCTGTTTCATTCTTATCCGTGTATTCCAGAATTTCTGTGCAAAGGTTAGAGCTTTTGATGACACCTAGGTTCTTTTGGTTAGACTTTCTGTTACAGCTGTCTTTGTATAGCATGTACGGAGTGCCGGTCTCTGTTTGACTTTTGATAATAGCTTTCCATAGTTCAGATGCATCAATTGTCTTAATAGCGAGACCTTCCTCTTCGTATTTAGTGTACAATTTTTCGAATTCTTCCCCGTATACATCTGAAAGACCCTTAGTCTTATCTGGACAGAAAAGAGACCATTTACCTCCTTCCTCAACTCTCTTCATAAAAAGATCCGGAATCCACATAGCAGTGAATAAATCCCTGCATCGAGCTTCCTCGTCACCCTGGTTGAGACGAAGTTCCAAAAAATCCATTACATCGGCGTGCCAAGGTTCAAGGTACATAGCGAATGACCCCTTCCTACGACCCGCTTGGTTGACATAGCGTGCTGTAGCATTGAATACCCTAAGCATAGGAATAATTCCATCAGACTGACCATTAGTTCCTCTAATCCTGGACTTGTTTGCACGAACATCGTGAATATGAAGACCTATACCACCAGCCCACTTAGAAATCTGAGCACACTCTGTGAGAGTCCCGTATATACCATTAATAGAGTCCTCCTTATTTGCAAGTAGGAAACAAGATGACATCTGTGGACGGGGAGTACCTGCATTAAACAAAGTAGGTGTTGCGTGAATAAACATACCATTGGACATTTTATCATACGTTTCAAGTACCGCTGGAATATCATTTCCATGAATACCAATAGAAACACGCATGAATAAGTATTGAGGTGTCTCCATGAGCTTTCCATCCATGTACTGCAGGTAACTTTTTTCGAGAGTCTTCAATCCAAAATACCCAAATTCAAAGTCACGTTCCTTTATAATGTTATCTTTGACTTGTGCAGAAATTTCGGCAACTTCATCGGTAACAATATTAGCCTTTGCAAGGCGTTTCATGGCAATGTTAAAATTAGTGGGTGCTATTTTCTGAATATTACTTGCAACAATACGTGTAGCAAGAACTTCATGATCCGGTTCAGATGTAATCATCCCAACACATATTTCAGCCGATAGTGTATCTATTTCATGGGTTTTTATACCGTCGTACATAGACGAGAAAACTTGTTGTGCAATTAGTGTAGAGTCAATATTATCTGAAAGATTATAGGTTAACTGTGAAATCCTATTGACGACTTTATCAAACTTTGTATCTTCAATACGACCAGAACGTTTAGTAACCCTCATATATCTATTTTAGTATCATTTTTTTTAAGTTAGTTGGTTTTCGCAGATAAATCACGGCTACGAACGGGTACGGGACCGGCTACTTCTTTACGACGGTCCGACTGTAAAAGGTATGTGTTGGTGTAAAAGGGCCCAACTTCTCCGGCTGGTGTAACGGGAGGGTAAGAAGCAACAAAACATTCTCCACTCTTGCAGACGGGTTCTGGGCTAAGGTTGTTAATTGTTGGCTTGTAAGCTTCATCAAAGTCAGCAAACTTCATCGTTTAATATTTACGAATAGTTTTTTTTCGGAGCATATATAAATGGAAGTCAAATCTATTCAACAGTGTCCGACTCCCCTGAATACTCTATTTTTTTCAGATTTCAACCTCAGTCTTCTTCAGAAGGCTATCCGTCAGTCTTTTAAAAATAAGACTGGTATTAGTATTGATCGTCAGAATCCAGACGACTTATATGCTATAATGCGTGTAGTTTTCATCAACAACTCGGGTGATCCTAACATAGGCGTTCAGACTCAGGTGAAAAGAATGAACGAGATTGTTATTAAAACAGCCCTTGCACAAATACAGACAGGTGTTGCACAGTATATAGGTTATATACAGGACATTGATACAACAGCTCGTCCCATGGATCTTCCTGTAAATACTTCAACTATGGGTAAAAAGTTACCTAAGTCTACTAAAATGGGGTTATAGAATAAGAAATGGAGGTTCTTTCAGGAATTAGGGGTGTACTCGATTTACTACACCTTAGAAGATCAGTCGTAAACTTAAACACCGCGAAAGGAGGATACAACGAAGAAAAATGGGTTGCTAACTTTCTACGAGATGAAGTCTATGTGAATCAAGATAAGAAAAGTAAAGTAGACATTAAAAATAATTCCTGTAATTTTCAAGTAAAGAAATCTAAAAAGGGGCAGTTTCAACAGGTCTCCAGGGGGACAGTTGATAATTTCATTAATGATTTACCAGAACTGGAACCTATAAAAGACCTCTTGAAAGAACGTTGTGAAGATAAAAAGGAATTTAAACCTGAACTTTTGGAGACACTTAATCAACACAAGAAACAAGTAATTAAACATGCATTGTTGGGTCATGGAGAAAAACCGGATATACTGTGTGTTACTGAATGGGGTAAAAAAAACAATAAACGTGAAAAGATAACCTTTTTCACGATGGATGATATTATCGAATCTTTGATGCAATATGAATTTAAAATTAGGGATTCAAAAACTGTTGTAGAACTTGGACCATCCTTTACTTTCCAACGCAAAGGAGGTGATGGTGGACGCCAAAGTGCTAATGATATTCAGTTTAAGATTATTCCGTCGTTATTGGAAGTCAAAGATCATGTAGTAATTCCTTTAGAACATTAACGACTATACTGTTACCTATATAAAACAGCATATTATCACCGTTAATATATTTATAGTCTGGACTAAATCCAGACATTTGAAGTGCTTCTTTGATGGTCAGTTTTCTAATCTTACCATCAATTTCGTACAATCCTGTTTTTGAACCAGGACCCCCTGATGACGCACATATCGTTGGTCCATAGTCATCTATAGAATACACTCGTTCACCCTGTCGTCCACCTTTTCCAGTCTTTTTGTTAATCAGGGAATATTTCATACGACCATTGGAAGCCTGAAGCGTATATTTATCTTCATAATTGAAAAAGTCTGATACGGTATGATCTATAATTGTAGATACAGGTGTAATAGGTCTGTTAATTGAACGAAATTTGTACTTTTTATCCTTATCACATATGATGTAAATACGTTGTCTAGATTGTGGGGATCCATAATGTTTAGAATCTATGACTTTGTAACTCACTTTATATCCTCGTTCTTCTAATGAAGATATAATTACTTGGAATGTCTCTCCGTTGTGGATAGTCGTAAGATTTTTCACATTTTCTAGTAAAACTTTTTGTGGAGATTTTGCATCTATAATCTTAAGAATTGTGTAAAAAAGATTACCCTTCTCTTGATCATTAAAACCCATCTTCTTTCCAGCGATACTAAAAGGTTGACATGGAAATCCGGCACACAATATATCAAAATCAGGTATATCTGATACATCGAGTGCGTTTATATCACCGTGTGGTTCGATGCCATGATTATCTTTGTAAATTCTTCTCACCTTTTCATCTATATCACACGCGAATACACATTCGTATCCCTGGTCAA